AAGAAGTCATAAAATCCACTTTTGTTTTAAGTCTATCCCTAGACCGGTGCCGCAGGCACGCCAGCATATACTTGCCAAATTGGCACGTACATGAAGCACTGAAAATTGAAATCAGTTCCCACAGAGAAATAACGCAAAATCTTGGTAGAAGTGTTGTCTTTCGATGTGGTGGCCTGCACTGTGATGGAGTCAAAATCTAGACCCGCACCTGTTCCCCATGCCGTATTGGCGAACGCATTTGTGGGACCGAACTTGTAATTTACCATGTCCGGAATCGAAACTGTTATCCCATTTTGCGTGTCCATAGCAACAACCGATGATCCACCTGATCCGGCCTTCTGCATAGCTAGGTATCGAGCCCGCGCCGTTGGGTTGGTTTCAGTATTCGTCATTACCGTTGGTGTTGCCGGAATGGTCGTGGCTGTTGAAACCGCTGCTGAGTTGTTCCTCATCACTCTCAAATTGACCGAAGGATCAGTTGACGTGAAGGTCCACATGGCAGACCCACGCTGACCGAGGAAACACGACGCCAACAAATGATAAGGGAGTGTATACGACCAATTGAAAGGGACATTGGCTAACCCAGCTTGATTTCGAGCCAGATGAATACCTCCACCACCATCATATCCATAATATGGCGGGTACTTTCCCATCGTGATGTTGGTGACGGATCCATTTGCTGTTCCTGTCATGGATAGTGTATCTACATAGTGAGTGCGTCGCAATAAATGTCGCAAAGAACGAATCTCTTCTCCCATGTAAATCCTGCCACGCGTGGCAACACTCGTCGCAACATTGCCAGGTGTAACCGCAACTGCTTCAGCCTCAGCTTGAACGGAGAACATTGAGATGTCAGTCTGTACATCCAAAGCGTTCGAAAATTCCATATTGTCAGCACCCCGAACAAACACCAGAATATCAACACTCGATGAAGCTTCTGGCGCCGTCAACAATGTCAATACCTTTAGACTTAGGTACCCATTCACATCGCTTGCAGCCGTAAATGTAGGAGTCGGCGTGATCGCATGAGCTCGTCCTGCATAACTCGTATTGGTGCGGGTAGTGAGCCATGACACAGCCTGCTGGTATGGCACTCGGAACTCAATCTCCGATTCACCTTCACTGAGATCAAAGATCATGTTCATCACATACGGACCAGTATCACCAGTGGTTTGAACAGCTGGTGATGCTGGATCGTAAGACAAACGCAAACGTCCCTTATGAAAAGGGGATGCAATAATCTTGAATGTGAAAATGATGTCACCACGCCAATACTTGAACATACGCTGCACGAGATCCAGTGGCGACATGGCAAGATCCTGAGTTCCGTTTGGTCTCACGTACATATTGGGAGTGACCAACGCCGTGAATAAGGGTGTATCCACAGGTGTGGTAACACTCCAAGTATTCGCGGAAATGTAGCAGGGACGCGTAACCAGAGACTCAATCGCGAGCTCATCATCGGATCCAAACCCAACTATGGAATTATCAATTGCCAACTCATTCTTCGGATCAAAAGTGAGTTTTTCCACAGGATATCCAATTGCCGATGTGGAGAATTGCGGTAATGGAGTATTCCGAACTCCAATTGGTGGTTCGATCACTGGCACATTTGTAAAGCCAAACAACTGTGCTATTCCTGACACCGCTTTTGCTCCCATTTCAGTGGCCGTTGCAAACTTGGAGATTATTGGGATGCCCTTCATCATACCAGCTAACCTTGCCACAGTGGAAGCTGGAGCCGACACAGGCCCAAGGCCATACTCATCACGAGCCTGTAGCGCCAAGGAAACAGTGGGCCCAGCCAACACAACATCCTCGGCCCAAGCATACACCTGGATAGACACACCAGTCGCTGTGACTCCATTCGCACTCTTCAATGCACTGTACACTAGGAATGACAATCTCCCCATATTTGCCATGTCAGTGGCACTTGTGAGGGCTATGAAATTCTCGTGTTTGTAAAATGGTAGAGACAGTTCACACCCTTGACTATTTTGTGGAAAAATCCAAGCTCCTGGTAGTTGCGACTGTGGTACCAAGTTGAGAGCGTTGGTACTCGTAGGTATCCGACCATGAGTAGTCCACAATGGTGTGTAGACCACCTTAGCAGCACCATAATTAAACGGTGTACTATTGATGATGATCTTGATCTTCAACGTTGCCCTCAAAAACGCATAGTTGTCAATCTTGCGTTTGATTGCAACATTAGAAAAGAACAATGACCATGGATCGATGGTGTTCGTTCCGAGATAGCCAACTGGATCAGACTCCAACCAGTTCAGCGTATGAATTCGCACAGGTCGTTGCAAAAATCCCGAAAGATCAGCGAGAGTGTTAGCATCACCAACGTCGGCTTCAGCCCAATTCGTGTCGGGCGATACCGTAACACCTGCAATCTGATCATTGAAATCTGTAGTGGGTAAGCTTATGGCCAATTCAGGCCCACCCACTGTTGGCACCGGCAACGCAGTTTCGGGTTCGGCTTGAATTACACAGCCAAAACACCGCGACGCACATTTCTGAGATTCCCACTCAAATTGTGCCGCCGCAATGGTCTGGGCCTCAAAATCGTGCTCTCCATGCACATCTTGATAGGTCCAACCATCTCGTCCATTTTCTATCACCAGTTTGGAATCTGGTCTTTTTTCTGTTTGTTTAGTAAGGAAAAATTTAAAACACAAATACGCAAATCTCCTCAAACTCACGTAGGAACATGAACTTCACGGGCACTCTGAACCCTCACTCCTAAAAAGGCGAACACGACGGGGCGTGTGAGTCACAACATTTTGGCACACTTATTTATTACGCAAGCACATGAAAAAACAATAAACACAAACAATAAAACATTTGGCACACTTATTTATTACGCAAGAACAAGGAAAAACAATAAACACAGACAACAAAACATCGGCAACAGATGGTTTCGGATTACTCCGGGCGGCTGTAGCACACACCCAACCTCTTGGTATAAATACCCTCCGAGGCTCTCCAGAATCGCTCTCTTAGCACCTCCCACGTTGGGAATGGCTTCAAGTCGTACTCTGCGGTGAGACGATACGTTGCGATCACTTGCTTGAGGAAATCCACCTCCCGCTCAAATCGATCACGACCGTAGTAGAAAAATTCATCCACAGCACTACGCATAACCTCGAGCATTTGAGCTTCCTCCGAGATAGTCTTACTTGGGATGTTAACACACAACATCTTATGGATAGACTCCTCATCAAGAGGGCACAGATAAGCTCCAACATCTTCATCCCAGCGCCAAGTCCGCTTCAAAAACGCAACTTCCGAAATGTTGATGTATGGTCGCGAGACACTCTCCTTGTCCGCCATTGTGTACTCTACACCAATGGACGCAAGCACTCGCACCATTTCTGTGTGGTTGAACCATGGAATTGACTTCGACACACCCATAACATTGTCGTCTCCATACGTGAGCAAGGTAACCTTTTCCTTAAAGGTACCACATTCTTTCGTAGGATTCAACTTAATGTAACAATAGCGAAGATACAAAGCATTCACAATGCTATTGATAATCACCGTCAATGGGTGGCCAGACGGATTCGCACCATATGTCATCACAAGGTCACCATGACAATTGATGTAGGCATAGGCTGTATCTTCTGCAATGCCAAATACTACTAACAAATCAGTATCAGTCCAACCTGCGAACTTCAAGATCTGTATAATAGCATCATAGGCCGCCAAGATGAATTCAGCCGTCATCTTCTTGTCAAACTTGCCATAGTCTCCCGCAACAATCTGATCGTCACCAAACTTAGTCAAGTACTCACGAAACTCTTCCCACTCCAGAGACTGTGTCACACAACCTGGGGCAGCCTCAAACAACAATTTGTTCTCCTGAACCACTTTGACAAAAGACAACAAGTACTTACGCACAACAAATGACCAATCGCCTGGTGCGCCTGTGAACACTCTCACTTTTCCGGCGTCAATCTTAGCCTGTGCACGTGGCTCATCCTTCAACTGTCCACTGAATACGGGGCAAGCTCGAATTCCCTTTCGATATTTAGCCTCGATGTCCGCTGCACGCTGCATGATTTCCTCGTCGAACATCTTAGCGTCTGGCTGCTCTTCGGTGGGCGCAGGTGTCAAAAACCACTTCTTTGACTTGTTGAATGGTTCACCGATTGACGAATTAAAGTTCATCTTGTCAAGGTACTGCACACGAGCAATACCATTGATAGCTGCATGATCGGATATAATTCGCATGTTAGCCTTGTCACCCTCAGACAAACCAGCACAAACATCAGCGACATAACCGGCCACAGCCTGCTTGATGATACTTCGTGAAGCAATATTCTCTTGGTTCATAGTGTCCTTGTAGGCGAGATGCCAAGGGCGCCAATCAGACAAATCAGGACGACCGAACGGCACATTCCAGTTACGGATGCTCTTGATGTACTCACCACACAAAGTAGACCTCACCTGGGAACGTTGTCGCACGATGTATCCGGTGAATGAACCAAAAACAGTAATGGAACCTTCCTTTAGCCACCTCAATGGTGAATAATGTCTCAGAGGTCCAACAACTTTCTTGACAGTGTCACTACTAATGCGTGGAGCACTAGCTTGGATCAATGGTCGCGTAAAGAAGCCTCTAGCTCGAGCCAAGCTACTCTGAGTCAACTTCACAGCGAAAGCCATGTTCTTAGAACCGCCAAGCTGGTGCAAGCCAAGAATCACAACGGTTGGTTTGATGCCTACCATAACGGTACCACAGTCACCATTGACAGTATCTTGCTCAACCATACCGCGCCAGTATGTGTAAGTCCTTTCAAGAGTAGCACAATATTCCGATGTCTTCACAACTGCACGAACCTGTGTATCGCGTGGACTGCAATCTCGATTCAAACCCACATACTTGGCCACAAATTGCCCATCAAGAGTTCCAGAGGAAATCAAACGCGTCAGATCTGCTCTAGCATCCACAGCAAAAATCTCGAAGTAAGCCAAATCACTTCCACTCTCCCGGTAAATCGATGACTGTTCCAAGCGGAAAGTAACGTTGCGTGATGCTCCCATCCCATCTGGATCAACTTTGAACTTCACAGTCAAGTCACCATCCTCAGGTAAAATGTGATTGTTCGTAACCCACAAGTGTCCACCAACACAGAACGCATTTCCGGGGATAGACATCTGACCTTCATTACCAACAAAGATCCTAGCACAATTCCTTCGGATTTTGGCAACAACTTGCTCGGTGGGCAACGAAGCATAGTTTGCGCTCATAGGGTCAACATCAAACGCCGTTGTCTGATAATCATCTCGCTTCCAAACATTCTCCTTCTCATTCTTCTTGAAGTAAGTATCTGGAACAGACATGTTGCTACCTTGCACAGACCAGTTACACATTTTGCGATAAGCAATCCATGCCGAAACAGTCGCAGTAAGCCCCAGCAACAATTTACGCCAACGAGCTGGTGTCATTGTACGCTCAATAAAGACCCCAACAAATGAAAAGAAGGTGCGAGCCATCTCCGATGGTGGCACAAAATCCATGATGACGTGCTTAATCACAGTACGAACAATGGTAAATGAAACGAACCAGTCAGCCGTACGACGCACAATGCTGTGACGAATGTACAATTTCAAGACAGTCGTGATACACCAAGCAGTAACCTTCTGCACGCGTGTCTCACAACGTGGCTTCTGACGTTCAACCACTTCGTTCAAGATATCAGCATAATCGACTTGCGAAACAGCCTGCACCTCAGGCGTCTTACGGATCGAAACAGGGGAAACATGATCTCGCACAAATACGCCGTCACGGTAGAATGTGGTGTGACACATATAACTCTTACCGTTAAACGTGTAGTTCTTGCGCTCCAAAATGGGTCCATCCTCATAGTCCAGCTCAAAATTCTGACCAAACTCGTATCCTTCTGGGATCACAAACTCATTGTGAGCCTGAACACAAGTGCACTTTGGTGTGGAACGGTTGCACAACTGGCACAGTTCAATATCCTTCATGCGACAATCATCAACCATTGCCTTGGCTTGAATAGCATCGAAAGTCTTGCACACTGGACCAAACCAATCAAGAAAGTCCTGAGTGTTGCTAAACACTTTCACATTTTCAAAACTAGCCATTGCCCTGTTACCGGCTTTACCAGCAGGAATGACTTTATCCACGGATATGGTCCAGAAATCTGGCCAATCCCCATCCAATGCTTTCATCTTCAATGGATCAATCATTCCAGGGGCATCAGCACGCTCAAATTCCGGCCTGGGAGTCACTGTGATCACCCAAGGTAACCGGCGTTGAACCGCAAGGGGACAAGCGAAGTAATTGCTCGCATTCATGTCTTTCGTGTTTGTTGAGGCAACCACTAGTCGAGCACGAACAGGAGTTTTTCCTTTATCAGCAAGATCAGCTTGATTGGGTACAAGCGGGACATTGTTAACGAGGGCAATCAATTCCAAAAGCGAAAGATCCTCAGTTGCTTTGGCTGGGTTCAAGAAACCAACATCATCCAGGAAGATACACCAAACTTGAGATGAGAAACCAGACCAAAATGGATCAGTTGGGTTTCGCACGAACTTGTAATCATCACCAGTAGGCAAATTCATCAGCTTTCCATAGTAGTAGAACAACATCTTCTGAAACATGGATTTAGCCACACTCGATTCGCCATGCAATAAGACCGCAAACGGAGCGCGACGCTCTTGCTGAGCAGACTTCTTGGTCAAAACTGAAGCTTC